TGGAGCTATGGTATAGTGGAATTATCCATATGGGATAGCCATGTTCAAGAAAAAAACTTTGTGTCTATGGACAGATTGGAGAGAAACTATGGAAAAGATTAAATACTTTTGGAAACATCTAGGTAAACCAGCAAAAATATTTATGGTTGCTGTAACTATTCTAGCTGTATATCTTATAATCAGACAAATATTTTAAATAAACAAATTATTACAGAATGTTACAACTCCTAGGAGCTATTGGACCGATAGCTAAACTTATAGCAAAGACTATTGACAAGGCTGTACCTGACAAGGATTTAAAAGAAAAACTCAAACATGAAATAAATACCCAGCTTCTTACTTCAGGAACAGAGGAGATGAGGGCTGCATCTAAAATCATTTTAGCTGAAGCCCAAAGTGGTTCATGGCTGACAAATTCATGGAGACCGGCACTCATGTGGATTTGTATAATCGTCATCTTCAACAACTTTATACTCATGCCATTCGCCAATGTGATCTTTGGTACAAGTTTAATACTGGAGATACCTGATCCAATGTGGAATCTACTCACCATTGGAATCGGAGGGTATATTGCTGGGAGAAGCGGAGAAAAGATAGCACAGAAATGGAAGGAGAAGGACTAGTCATCCCCCTTTAATACAATCTGTTAACTACATACATAAACCTCTGTCAGAGGGCTAAAATAGGGCTTAAAATGGATTTAGTGTAGTTTACCACCATTATCAAGATATGATTGTAGTTCCATCTCAGCTATAGCCTGTGTCAACAGATTATAGTTTACATTTTCCCTCTTAACCTGACCAGTTTGAACCAGAAAATCTATCCATTCATGGAATATCTGTTTAAGTGACTGACTTGTTGTATTAAATTCTAACATAAGCAACACCTTCCATATAAAAATGGAAGATGCTACTCACAAGTAGTATGAATACATAAGTCCTAGACCTCTAGTACTTAATACTACCTAAATTACGGAAGGTACTCACTTGTGTTTTCCCTTCCTAGCCCATTGCGTTAAATCATCTAGAATTACGAATGGAATCTTTTTTCATCTCTATGAAAATCTTTTGTTAAAACATCTTATGCAGAACCATTTTGATGTTTCTTTGTAGTAATCCCATCCAGCACTTCGGTGAGACATCATATTTTCACTTATGTACAGTCTTTGACAGTCAGTACAATTGTATCTTACCTTTTCTTTTCTGTGTTTTTTAATAGAGGATATGCTTCTCTTTGAAAATTTTATAATATTGGATGTCATTCATATCTCCTTTGCCAAATGTACTGCACTCGATCATAGTTAATACGATCCCTTATTTGAGATTTTGTCCTAGGTTCTCTTAACGCTTTCTTTTCTATCTTTTTTTTTATCCTTCTTATTCTTGTTTTTAGTTTTTCCATATTGATTGTGGGTTACTCGACATAACTCGAAAGGAGGAAATAAAGTCTTTCACCCACAGTTAGCAAGGTCAAGGAGTTACCTTACTTGCTAAAATGGTACTGGACCGTCTTCCGTTTCCGAGCTTTGAGCTTTCACCTTTTCTTTTTCTTCCTTGATGGCTTTAGCTACTGGTCCTTCTATGTTATGGCTGTTGGTTTTACCCATAGGGATCAACCGTACATTTCCTGAAAATCTTCCTACCACTATGTCCGTGACATACTTGGTAACACCGTCTGTCTCATAGGAACGATACTCTATCTGTCCTGTAACATTAACGACATCACCTTTCTTGATGTACTTACCAAGACTTTCTGCTAGGTTTGAGTTCCATACAGTAATCTTGTGCCATTGTGTTTTTTCCTTGTACTCTCCGTCCTTGTCCTTGTACTTTTCATTTGTTGCCAAAGACAATGTTGCGAACTTTCCGCCTTGTGAAGTTTCCTTCACTTCAGGATCAGCTCCCAATCTTCCAGTTAATATAACAATATTCAACATATTATCCTCTCTTTACTTGTTAAACTTAATTAGTTTCTCGTCTGCCACCTTTGGCTTTTGAGAAAATTTCTCTTTCATGTCCTCAACATATTTACTATTGTCAAACATTCCTAGAAATACATCTGCACTTACTCCAATATGGCTGAAGGCTTTTGTCAAGGCATCCGTCATAGCTTTCTTTGGAGCTTCATCATCTAGTCCACCATTCTTTTTAGTTAATGCTTGTACTGATGATACTGGTCCGTACCAATCCCACTTTGCTCCTACAATATCATTTGTATGATAAGGTACTGTTGTATGAGCTACTGACACTTCAGCAAACACTAGCGTTGGCGTGTATGTATAGCTTACCTTGTAGTTCCATCCCTCTCCTACTGGTCCAAATGTATCTGTCATTACCATGATTTGATACATGGGATCAATGGCTGTTAATGGCTTTCCAAACTTACCGAATGACTTTGTCCATCTAGGATCGGTGTGTTTTACCTTATCCCATATAAGTCTTTTGCTGTTAAAGCTGTCAATCTTCTTTTTATCCATGATTTCTCCTTATTCTAAATCAACCAATTATTCTAAACCGTACTTCTTGTCAGGCATTATTTTCATCAGTTCTATTAATTTCCATTTCCATATATTCTTCATGTCTTGATGCTTTGCTTGTTGCCATGCCTTATATAAAATGGTTGATCTTTTCCAAAATAGTTTTTTATTCATCTTTCAGATACCTCCACACCTTTGCTTGTTTGGTACTTTCATTACTCCTTGTTCTTCCTGTATCTTCGATACAGTCCTTTAGTTTCAATTCGCTGAAGCGTGGTCGTACTGACAGTATGCTGATGTTCAGGAGATTAGCTACCTCGTCAGGTGTAGCTCCGTACTCCATCTTGTTTCTTAATATCATCAGGCACTTTTTGCGAATACTCTTGGCTTGTACTGTTTCAGCACTTGCCCTTGATGTCGTGGGTTCTTTGTACCCAGCATTATTCGGATACTGGTTCATCTTTGATCCCATGAAATTCCTTCCAGTTGGTAGCTACTGGTTTCTTTTTCTGAACTGCATTCCAAAAATATTTATATGCCTTCAGAAGCATTGATTGAAATTTCCTGTCTTCCAATACCTCTACATATTCATAGTGCATATTGCCAAAGAAGATGGATAGGTATGCCTTGGGTAGCTTTGATACCAACATGTAATGCTGTAGCTGGGGGTAATACTTGTCTACAAACTCCATCTTTTTCTTTGCTGAAGTATTAAATGCGTGTGTGTGCTTTGCCTCAAAGACAGCGTGTAGGATTGTTAGGTCTTTTCGTACTGTTCCATCCAAACTTCCGTAGACATAATCATTATACCAGATTGGTTTTTCCTGTATGTCCACTACCATACCAGTCTGCTTGGTGAACCATTCCCTATTAAACTGTTCGGTTGTTATTCCCATCTGTACTGGGAGTACATCATCTAGGTTTATTGGCTCTGCTCGTCCTGTCTTCTCGTCATACAAGTCCAGCCATTCTCCGTGAACCAGCTTGTTAGCGTCAGTTCCCCCTATTCCTGTTGGTCTGTCGAATGGTAGTTTTCTTATCTTCGTATTCTTGGTGTCGTTCTGTATAATCTCTATGTCTGTCATTTCTTTCTCTCCTCATTAGAATGTCAATCTTGTTTACCAGCTCCTTCGGAATCTGATTCTTCTCAAATTTTATTTTAAACTCATTGAAGTTATCAATTCCTATTATCCTATGCCTATAGACATAATCAATTATGCTATTTCTCCATCTTTTTGTCCTTTCGTGTGGAGGCAAAGGCTCTTTTTTGCTTCTTTTCTCCTTTAGGAAATTGTTCAGCAAACTCTGGATGGTTTTCATATTGTTTCAGATTCTCCTCTGCTTTCTTGCGAAGTTGTTTTATAAACTTGTTAAATTCCTTTTTACTTTTGAACATAGTGCTTGTCCATATGATCACCACAATACCATGATCTCATGGAATCAGGTGTAAAAATGCCATGATTGTCGCAGTCTTTCTCCTGACACATTTGATGTTTCACTCGTTCCTTCAAACTCATATTGAAGAACCACCATCCTGATATTATTATTTTCTTTTTTCTTTTAGCCACAGATTACAGTTCAATGCGTCAGCCCAGCATAAAAAGAGGTATCCTGATGGGTTTCGTATTCCTACTTCCCACTTGGATACCAGTCCTTTTGCGACACCAATGACCTCGTCAAGCTCCATTTGGGATATCTTGAGCTTATGTCTTTTTTTCACAAACTGGGGTATCAGTTGATTGTGAAACTTATTTCCAAGAGATTTTCTCACTTGGAGAAGTAATATTCAAAATTTCATTGATTTTCAATTTATTTTTTTCGTATCCCTTCCTTTTCATTGGTTAAATGAGTGTTGATACTTAATCGTTCGTTAATTTTAGTATTTACATCTCCTAAAATTTTACTAGCTGAATCATCAATCATTTCTTTAACTATAGATTTTAACTTATCTATTGGTAAATGTTTATATATTTGATCGTCTATGGTATCTAATAATTTAGAATCAATTAGAGCTTTCTTTGTCATTATTCCTCCTTGAGGTAACTTCATCCATAAATGTTTCGTGAACTTTATTAAGTTTCTTAAATTCCTTAACGATATTTTGCAATCCTTCTTCTAATCGTATAAGTGGCTCTGGATTTATTATAATTACATTTTCATCTCGTTTTTTTTGTTTTAATTTATTATCTTTTTTTACCATTACTGATGATCCCTCCACATGTCGCTTGTGAGCATACTTTGTACCCTACTGTTTCTTTTTTCCTGTACATTGTATACTTTTCCCTTTGTTTCTACATGGGTGGACCAGTCTGTTGCTGTTTGAAATACAGCAAATAAATTTTCACCGTACTTATTGGCATACCTTGAATATATTTCCTTTAATGCCTTCATTTGTATTTCACTCCACCATTGGTTCGGCTTGTCATTGTTTACCCAAGCCAATTCCTGTTTGAATAATGTAAAAACTGTGGTGGATGCTATTGCCTGTCCGATCCATCTTTTCTTTTCTTCC